TCAGATAGCCAACATTTTGTTGTTTTAGCAGATGGAACTTATGCAATTAATGCTATTGGAGATTCTTATTTTGATGGAGATGTTGATGTAACAGGCACAGGAACATTTGGAGGTGGGCTTTTTGATAGTAGTGGTAATTTAGCAATAGATTTAGATAACAGATTTTTGTATGACCTTACTGGCACGATTAATACAGTGGATACAGACAACTGTTTATTACAAGATTTATCAGGTTATTCATCTGTTGATTGGGCAAACCACCAACTTCAATTAGGAAGCACAGGAGAGATAATGTTGGACTGGGGAACTACGAATTTGTTAGATTTTAAAGATAATGATATTACAACAACAGGCACAGGGACATTCGGCTCAACCTCGGCTGGAATAGTATTAAATGACGCAAACTCAAACTTTCATATCTATGGAAAAACAGCAAACGATTATGGAAAAGTGGACACAGGAATTGATTTTATTTCAGTAGCCAAACCTGATTATATATCTAATTTGGCAAATCTTGGAGCAGGAAATGTAGATACAGGAAAGCACTATTATCACGTTGAATTTTACACCGTTTGGGGAAGCACAGGAATCAAATCTTATAGTTCTGCTCCTTCAATAACATTGGCTGGTGATTCGGAAGTCAGAGTAACAATTCCAGTCAGTACAGATTACAGAGTAACAGGAAGAAGGATATATAGAACAATAGCAGGAGAATCAGCATATAGAGATTATCTGCTCGCAGATATAGCAAACAATGTAGCCACAACTTATGATGATAATATTGCAGACGCAACAATAAATATACCTGGAAGAACCTATGCCTACACTTATCCAAACAAGGCTGTTCCTTTGATAATGGTAGATGAAGCAGGAGCTCTTGTGGCTTCTGAAGGAGCAACGTCTTTGGGTTATCAAACAGGAGTAGTAGGTGATGGAGTTAGTATTGGAGACCAAGCAGGACACGATTTACAAGCTACTGCTCTTGGGAATACACTTGTTGGAAGTCTTGCTGGTAAGGAATTAACAACGGGTTATTTTAATACGTTTCTTGGAGGCAATGCAGGAGCTACGGCAACAACTGGTAGTGGGAATGTAGCTATAGGAACACAAACATCTCAAATAGCAACTGGAAGTTATAATGTAGCAATAGGTTCAAATGCAGGAAGATACGGAAGCGGAAGTTATAATACTTTTATAGGAACAAGTGCTGGACATGGTTCAGCTATGGGAAATTCTGCACGAAATATTGGAATAGGTTACTCTGCTTTAGACCTTCTTGATGACGCAGGTAATGCCTATAATGTCGCTATTGGGTGGCAGGCAGGACATACAATAACAACTGGACAATATAATATCCTATTAGGCAAGGATGCAGAGCCTTCAAGTGCAACAGCAAGTAATGAGATGGTTGTGACAAATATTAACTCTGCTGATTTTGGCGGAGCAAATATTAAAACAACAGGCAGAATATCCTCAGGCACAGCAACCATCACAGCCAGTTCAGATACAACAGATGTTTCTGGAATTAATACTTTGTTTGTAAACACAACTGCGGGAGATGTAACTCTTGGAGGATTGAAGGGAGGAGTTGATGGTCAAAAACTTTCTGTTGTTAAAATAGTTGCAGTTAATGATTTGATTTTAGAACATGAAGAAGGAGTTGCAGGTTCACAAGATTTCTTTATGCACCAATTAGGAGATGAAATTATTGACGCTGGTGGTGTTCCTATTGTTTATGAGGAGGTTACTGGGACTTGGTTTGATTGTAGCCACGCAAAACATATCTGAGGAGTAATATAATATGGAAAAAAAACACAGAAAACCACATCCAAAAGAAAGTTTAAAAAGAGCTAGTAAAACTCTAAAATTATTTTATAAAAATAATCCTAATGAAATCGGTTTTCAAAAAGGAAATCAAATTGGGAAAAAGAATAAAGGAAAAGCACATACTGCTTGGAATAAAGGGACTACGAAAGGAACAAGTAAGCAAGCATTGGCTTCTTCTATAAGAATGAAAAATAATAATCCTAGTAAAAATCTTGAAACTAGGAAAAAAATAAAACAAAGTATAAAAAAGAGATGGGATATTATTGGTAGAAAAAAATATAAAAGAAGCCATCATACAACTAATACTAAAGAATATAAAGAATGGAGAATGGGAGTATTTTTAAGGGATAGTTTTGTTTGCCAATTTTGTGGTATAAAGGGGGTGCCTTTAGAAGCGCACCATATTAAAGAATGGGCATTATACCCAAAATCAAGATATATGATTGATAATGGAATTACTCTTTGTAAAGAATGTCATAACTTAACACGTAAATTTTATGGTAACCAGTATGTAAGTCATGCAAAACATGTTTAAAATGGAAAATAAATTAAAACAGGGAGGTAAAATGAAGAAAATATATTCAATTTTATTAATAATTTTCTTGGTTGGAATTGTAAGTGCTTATACAATCGGGCAAATAATTACTCAACAACAACTTGATAATTTAAATGTAGACAATATACATTTTGATATTGATGTTAAGGAAATACAAATAAAAAGTGGTTCAGTTTTTGCATACTTCAATTACACAACATTAGTAGAATTTGAAGATGAATACAAAGTTGTTTCAAAAGATAGACATGTTGCCTGTCCAATGAATGTTTACACAAAATGTAGATTAGAAGGTGATACAAAACAAACTTGTATTGGAGAAATGAAAAGTTGCCTAAAAACAAAAGTAATAAGATTAAGAGAATTAGAAAGAAACAGAATAGAAAATTGGCAAAACATTCAAGATGAATTATCTGTTAATGATTTGGATTTGGGAGATTTGAATTAAGTTTTCGTAACTTTAAAATAATTACACAATCCTTATAAAGATTAAATTATTAGTTTATCTACTCCCTTTAGCCATAATTAGTTAGAGGGTGTAAACTTCGGTCCTAGGAAAAAATGAGTGAGATAATAAAAAACAGAGTTAGTGAAAGTGTAGGTAAAGAGACAAAGATATTTTTACATAATGGTTTTAGATATGCTGGAAAAATAACAAACTTCGACGAGAAGTATGTTGAAATTATTGATTTTAAATCTGGTGCATATAAGATTATTGAGTTCTGTGATATTAAAGATTGTGAGGTAAAGCAATGATATATTGTTCAAAGCATTGTATATTTTTTTCTGAAAAAAGTTGTCCAATGTGTAAGGCTGGTCAGCCTCCTTATTTAAGGACGAGAGAAGAGGTTGCAGATCCTAATGAGTGGGCGAGATATAAAAGGTTGGGATGGGTACGTACATGAAATGTCAAAAATGTAAGGAGAATTTTAATGAAAGAGAAATCCACGAACATCATATTCATCCAAGATTTATGAATAATAAAAATGGTTTTGGAATGAAATGTTATCTTTGTAAAAAATGTCACGATATATTACATCTTAAAATATCAAGTATACTTTGGAGATTTATATCTGATAATAAAAAACAACAAGCTATAAATTGTGTAATTAAATATACAAATAATATTACAAAATGATTCCAAAACAATTAATTGATATGAGATTTAACCGAGTTAGATTTAAAGATAAGAGGGCATTTGAAAAAGGTTGGCAAAACACCCCATATAGTTATGATGAGATTTCTAAATACTTTCCTAAAGAAAATTATGGGGTATTGTGTGGAAAAGAATTAAGAGCTTTAGACGATGATAGTCCCGATAAGAAACTTATTAAATTATTTATAGATAACTTTGGAGAAACTTTTAGGGTTAGGGACCATTTCTATTTTAAGTTTGATAATAAACATCAAGATAAGATTATATTCTTTGATGGTAATAAACATTTAGGAGAACTTCAGGGAGAAGGAACTTATGTTGTTGGAGCTGGGAGTACACATCCGAGTGGAGAGATATATGATGTTAAAAATGATTTAGAAATTAAAACTATTTCTTATGATAAATTTATTGAGGTGTTTGGAAAATATATTAAATCTAAAGAAAAAAACATTATTGTTGAAAACAAAACTTATAATGAAGAAGAAGACAAATTAATCAAACAAATTAAAGAGAAGTGGAATCATGGAGATAGACAAAACTTAACATTATCCCTATCTGGATATTTAAGAAAAACAAAAAAAATGGGATTATCTAATGCACTTAAAATTGTTAAACAAATTTGTTATGATTGTGAAGATAATAATTTTGAAGAAAGAAAAAAAGCAGTTGAAGAAACTTATAATAAAGACGAAGAAAAAATAAAAGGTATTAGTGGATTAAGAGAAAGGCAAATTGATTTAGGATTTAAAAACGGGATTAAAAACCTAATTTTATCTAGACAAGAAGATTTAGCGTCGGAAGAAATAACAAATCTAATATTACAAGATTATTATATTTATACAACAAAAGATGACATAAAATCTGAAATATGGTATTATAATGATGGGATATATATTCCCAATGGTAGATCATTAATAAAAGAAATTACTAGGAATATATTAGAAGATGCTTACACGGCACAAAGGGTTAATAAAGTAATTGTTAAAATTGAGGCAGATACACAAATAGAACACGATGAGTTTTTTAAGAATGAGTCGATAAAGGAAATCCCAATTAAGAATGGGATATTAAATATTTTTACAAGAGAGGTTTCAGAATTTACACCAGAAAGAATATTCTTTAATAAACTACCAATAAAATATAACCCAGAATCAAAATGTAATAATATTATTAAATTTTTTTCAGATATTCTTAAAGATGAAAGTGATACAAATGTTATGTTTGAATTAATGGGCTTTTGTCTGATGAAAGAATATCGTTTTGAAAAATCGTTTATGTTTATTGGAGATGGTAGAAATGGGAAAGGTAAAACATTGAATTTAATTAAAAGGTTTTTGGGAGTAGAAAATTGTAGTTCAATTCCTCTTGCACAAATTAATAGTGGATCTACATCTGTCTGTGAACTTCATGGAAGATTAGCAAATATTGCTGGAGATTTATCTAACACCGATTTAAAAGATACAGGAATGTTTAAACAAATTACTGGTCGAGATTTGATAACCGCTAAAAGAAAATATTTGAATGATTTATTTTTTGAAAATTATGCTAAAATTATTTTTGCTTGTAATGAATTACCAAAGGTTTATGATTTGAGTGATGGATTTTGGAGTAGGTGGATGTTATTTGAATTTCCATATAAATTTATTAAGAAAAGTGAATATGATTTATTATCCACAAAAGGAAATAATAAAATAATGGATGAGAGTATTATTGATAAGATTTCTACGGATAAGGAGTTAAGTGGTTTACTTAATATGGCACTTGATGGTTTGGAAAGGATATTAAAAAATAGGGGGTTTAGTTATTCTAAGGGGACTGAAGAAGTTAAGGATTTATGGATTAGAAAATCTGATAGCTTTACCGCATTTTGCATTGATTGTGTTGAAGAACAATTAAACGGGCAAGTATTAAAAAAAGATA